TGTTATGAATAAAAATGTCTAATCGTGTACAATTAGTATCGCTGTATCTTGCAGCATCAACATTAATAGGTATTGCATTAGAAGAAGGTTTTAGAGATCGTGCGTATATTCCCGTTCCCGGTGATGTGCCTACAATTGGATTTGGTACGACTAGTGATGTAAAGTTAGGTGATAGAATATCCCCCGAGCAAGCTCTTGTTCGACTGTTAAAGGATGCTGAGAAGTTTGATGGTGCATTAAAACAATGTGTCAAGGCTGATCTTCATCCTTATGAATACGAAGCTTACTTGTCTTTATCTTACAACATTGGTTCTAATGCTTTCTGTAAATCCACTCTAGTCAAGAAGTTAAATGCTTATGACTATGAGGGAGCCTGTAAAGAAATCCTTAGATGGGACAAGTTTAAAGGGGAGCCTTTACCTGGCCTGACTAACAGGAGAAAGAAAGAGTATACACTATGTATTGGAAAATCGCATTAATTACTATTAGTCTTTTTTGTTCTATGTTCTTGTCCTATAACTATGGACATCGAAAGGCTAATGAAGTCTTTTTAGAATACAAACTAACTAAGTCTAAAGAAGAGATCTTGTTTAGAGATAAGCTAATCGCAGAGAAAGAACATCTGGCTAATTTAGTCATCGAGAACAGGAAGGCTAAAGAGAATGAAATTAAAGCTATTAATCGTAGGCATGCTAGTATTGTTAGCAGCTTGCAGCAACGTGCCAGTCGTCCAGAAGCCCCTAGTAATCCCACCACCGAAACAGTTACCGCTGTCTGCACAGGAACAGGAAGCTCTGGAGACAGACTTTATCGGGAGGATGCAGAATTTCTTATCGGGGAAGCTACCCGAGCAGAGACCTTAAAGCAAGCCTTACTAGAGTGTAGGAGGAACAAAGATGAGCATTGAATATCGAGGAGAAACCTTTGAAGGTTACAACAAACCTAAACGAACACCGAGTGACCCTACTAACTCTCATGCTGTATTAGCAAAGGATGGTGATCGTATTAAGTTAATTCGATTTGGAGCACAAGGAGTCAGTGGATCACCCCCTAAAGACGGTGAGTCAGACTCTTATAGAGAACGCCGAGAAGCTTTTTATGCTAGACACAAGGCTGACATCCAACGAGGAAAGATGAGTGCAGCCTATTGGGCCTGGGTAGTAAAGTGGACCAATAAATTTAAAAACTAAGTCACAGGAGTATCGATGACTAAACAACGTAGAACGACACGCAGAACTAAAACTGAATATCAACAACCTGTAGAGTATACTCAGGATGTCAAGGTTATGCGTACACCTAAGCCATTTCATGTTCAACCAAAGAACTTAAAACAACAGTGGCTGCTAGACTCAATTCGAGACTTCCCTATTACTGTCACAATCGGTTGTGCTGGTACAGGTAAGACCTATTGTAGCTCGTCAATGGTTGCTTCTATGTTCCTTACAGGTAAGTATGAGAAGATTATCTTAACACGAGCTAACGTAGCTACTGGTAAGAGTCTAGGTCACTTCCCCGGTACTATACAAGAGAAAATGGCTCCTTGGCTCCTCCCAATTACTAGCGTCCTAGAGGGGTGCTTTGGTAAGGGGTTCTACGGATATCTAGTATCCAAAGAGACCATCGAGATCCAACCACTTGAGACAATCCGTGGTCGGTCTTATGAGAACTCTCTTGTAATCGTAGATGAGGCACAAAACCTCACTATGGACGAAATTAAAGCAATCACTACACGCCTTGGAGAAAACTCTAAAATGGTATTGTGTGGTGATCCCGATCAAAATGATCTTGGCAAAGAATCAGCTCTAAAGCGATTTGCTGAGATTTGTAAAAAGCATGACATTGATATTCCTATTATTGAGTTTGGTGTAGACGACATTGTTCGTTCAGACATTGTAGCTAGGATTGTGAGAATGCTCATGAAGGAGAAACTATAAATGGCAAGTTTAACAACTACCTCATCTAAGCCAAGAACAAAGAGCTTAGGTGATCCTTGCCCTTCTTATGAGTCATTAAGACACTTATGGGAAAGGTCAAGAGCAATCTTAAATGGTGAGTCCCATGCAAAGGCTTATGATGATGTAGTCGATACAGCAAACTACAACAATCTGCTAATTCCATTTAGCCCTACAATGAGTCAGGCTCAATACAACTTCTATAAGAGTGAGGCTGAATTGCCCGGTCTTGTAGAGCAGTACGCTAAGATTCTACTCGGAGGTATTTTACGTAAGCCTCCCTCTATTGAATTCTCAGACAAGGTACCTGCAGACGCTAAACAATGGATCACCAATCAGTTCAGTGCTGCTGGTGGCAACCTACTAAGCTTCTTAGATGAAGCTATTTGGGAAGAGCTACAGACTAGTCGTGCATGGGTCATTGTAGATTACCCTGAGGTAGACCCTAATGCAGACTTAACACCTGAACAAAAGAAAAACTTAAATCCTTATGCTATTTTAGTTAAGGCTGAGAACGTAATTAATTGGAGGCAATCTAGTGTTGCTGGTCAATCACATCAAACGTTGACCCGATTAATCATTCGATTCTATATGGAAGAGTTTAAAGACAACCCATTCCACCCTGACTATGTTGATACTGTTATGGATTACTACCTAGATGACTCAGGTCAATTAGTAATTGATACATATCAGCGCATTGAGGGTAATGACACTATTAGTGTTGTTAATGGTTCCTTAAAAGAAAAATATCAAGTAGATAATGCAAATCAAACATGGACTAAGATTCGTACATCCTTACCATTAATGAATGGTGAACGTATGAATTTCGTACCTGCATACCCTCTTAATGGTCAAGTTACACCAGTAGAGCCTATGCTACAGCCTTTAGTTAATCGTGAAATCGCTCTATACAATAAAGTCAGTCGTCGTAACCACTTACTCTACGGTGCGGCTACATACACTCCCGTAGTAATGTCTGACATGACAGATGAAGAGTTTGATGGTATTGTCTCTGCTGGTCTAGGTTCTTGGATTAAGCTTCGTGCTGGTGATGAGGTAAAAGCCTTAGAGACACCCACACAGAGTCTTAAAGACATGGAGTCAGCAATCGGTAACACAGTAGCTGAGATGTCTAAGATGGGCATCCGTATGCTAGCCCCTGAAGGTTCAGGTGACTCTGGTGTAGCACTAGAGATCCGCAATGCTGCTCAAACTGCACAGCTAGGTATGCTCAACACTAAGATCAGTTCTACTATGGAGCAGATCATTATGGTTATGCTTAAATGGAAATACAATATTGAGATTGACTCTAACGATGTAGACTTCGAATTAAGTGCTGACTTTAATCCTGTACCTATTGGTGCTGATTGGATGAGACTAATTACAGAGTGGTACACAACAGGTATTATTCCTCGCTCTACCTTTGTTAAGATTGCTAAGGCTAACGATGTACTACCTATGGACTATGATGATGAAGAGGGTCTAACAGAGATCCAGAGTGATCCTCTTGTAGATAATAAAGCTACTAAGATTGATTCATCTATTTCAGATATGGATAATAATCAACCCGTGGTAAGATAAAGGCATCCAAGATGTAGTTGTCTTACTGCATCAAGGAGAACTATGCAAACCTCGATTAATACAGAGATATATGATCGAATTGTTCAACACCTAGCAGACACTAGGTTGTATGAAGCGGAAACCTCTACTAATGTTAGTAGGGGTGTTCGTAGACATCAAAAACGTTTAAGAGTACTTCTAAGTAAAGATATTAAAGCAGACGTAAAGCCTGAAGTAACCAGAGCAACCAAAGAGTTACGTATGACAGTTACTAATTCTATTAATGACTATGCAGATGCCTCTGTTAGCTTTCATGCTAATAACTTAGAGAAGAGTGCTGGTGGGTTCTTTAGAGTTCAGAAGCCAAGAGGCTCTGATGCTATTCCTACACTTATTGGTCCTAATATTACTGCATCTAAAAGTCTAAAAGACCACTTTGATGCAATTGGTACATTAGAGTTAGCACGGATTGACGCTAAGGTCAAGGCGGGTCTTGCTGAAAACTTAAGCCCTAAGAAGATCATTGAGAGTGTAATTCAAACTACTACTTTAACTGAAATCCAAGCAAAGGCATTAGTAAGAACAGCTATTACCAATACTCAGTCTAAGGCAATTGACCTTGTAATGTCTCGTAACTCAGAGTTACTTGTCGGATACAGGTTTACTGCTGTACTAGATAATCGTACATCTGCTATTTGTGCTCACCATGACGGTGAAGTGTATAAGGTTGACGATATTAGATTCAGACCACCACTCCATTGGAACTGTCGTAGTTCTATTGTACCTGTACTCAAAAATAAAGCTCAGTTACTAAAGAGTCTAGATGAAACACCCGATACTAGACTTAAAGCAAACAAGTTAAAAGAAACCTCTGAAAAGATATTAGATGGTTCACCTCCTCCAGTAGAGACTTATGGTTCTTGGCTTAAGAGGCAATCTATGGAAGTTCAAGTAAAACACTTAGGCTCAGAAGAAAAAGCAGGTTTGCTACAAAAGGGATTCTTAGAAGTAAAAGCCTTTACTACAAGCAAAGGTCAACAATTAAGTATATCCTCTTTACGTAAGTTAGATAATGCAAGAACATTCCTATACCCTACTAGACAGACTATTGTAAATGCAAAAGAGTCTGACCAATTGTTTGTTACAGCAACACGCCCATACGATCTACTTCGTAGTCCTGAGTTAACAACTAAACTGAGAACGATGTATATAGCTGATGCGGAGAATGCTGCTCAAGCCCTGAGTCTTACTGACTTTAGGGGAACAAGTCTTGCAGGTAAACGTTCAGTACGTGTAAGGTCTAATAATGAATTCGATGAAAGAAACAATAATTTTGATCCTTTTACTGGCGAACAAAGCAGTACACTCTTATACAATCCCGACTTTAACGTTTTACAAGAACGACTCGATTTTGTTAAGAACTCTAAGTCGCTTAACCAAGACCAAAAGAAATGGATCCAAGAATTTGTAGAGTCACTTGATGATACTGTTAGTATTAACCAACAGACGGCTATTGCTGAAAACATAAGGGTTGTCTTTGAACGTTACAACAACGATAAAAAGCCTTGGGTAAACTTCATGAATGTTGTTCGTGGAGAAATGCAATACTCAGTGGTTAACACTAGTAGAATTTTAGATCGTCGTTCACGAGCACAATCACAACAGTTTGATTCGTATGGTACAGTGGGTGAACCAGCTAAAGTTCAGATTTTTGGTAAGTATTACACATTCCAAGAGATCCAAGACTCTACATTAGAAAATCAACGATTCACTAAATCATGGGATACTAAGTATGGTCGTTCTATTGCTAGGAATCTTTTGTATACAGGACGCACTCCTCTATACACATGGTTTAAAGGTCCAATCGGAAAAGACAAGCTTTCATTCAAGAAACGAATAGAAAAATACATTAGAGAAGAAGTTCCCGGTGGTAAAATTTGGCTTGACCGGAACAAAAATAACCCTACAGAGAGCATGATCCAATCTTTCTTAAGAGGTAAAAGAGAAGCCTATCGAAAGATTATTGATCTTGAATTTTTATTTCAGTCGAATAAGAAAAATTACTTAGATGAATTAATTGAAGAGAACGTAGGTGGTAAAGAGGCTATTAGTGTTATCTCAAAGGCTATTGGTTTAGTTGCGGATGGTACATCTACAGACTATGATTCGTTAGCGATTAACATTGGTAAGATGATGCGTAAAGAGTATAAGCTTACAGAGAAGCATTCTTTTCCTTTTTGGGATCCAACACTAAAAGACTATCATAAGGATGGCTCTCAAATTTTAACTGCACTTAGAGACAAAGGTTATATTCGTGTTACTAAACGTGGTAAGACAAGACGATCAGTAGTAGACCTTGAGACAGGCAGAGCAAGTGGTCCTTGGAGAGACACTATTAGTCGTGAAGTTCAAATCTTGAATAAAGATATGCTAGATTTACAGCGAGCTAATCGTTCTATTTTAGTTAGTCAGCGTATCGGTACTACATCCAGTAGAGATAAGCTTTATGTTCGCCCAGGTGCCAAGACTTACTTTGATGCAAGAGGCAACAACACAGGTGTACCTATTATTACTCGTAGGGCTAATGCTAACTACGATAAACTCTTGATCGACAGAGATTTTGCAAATATGCTTAATCATACTATGTCTGTTCAATATGAGGTAGATAATGAATTTGCTGGATTCATGGACGATGTTGTACGCTTCCGAGACCCTCGTGGTAATGTTAAGAAGTACGATGATTTGAACGACTTTAGGAAACTAATCCTAACTCGTGGTGATCAAGGTTACAGCTTTATGCAAACAGTTAAATACCACCGAGAACGTGGTAAACCATTCAGTGTACTTGCAGGGATTGACGGTCGTGGCCGTGTATACTATCAAGGTTACTTAACACCTACTGGTGGTGAAGTTGTTCGTCCATTCCTTAATACTGCTAAGGCTGAAGTGATGACACCCGGTTCGTTAAGAGAACTAATGATTCAAACAGGCTCGATGATTGGTCCTGCTACTGAGGCATTAACCCAAGCTGGCCGTATGGAAATTTTTCTTCGGAATGAAAAAGATATCTTGAGTCTTGGTAGACTCATGATGGAAACAACACAGAGAGATCGTCGTATTCGTGACTATTTAGAACATCCAATTATTAGAGAAATGGAAGCTGAAGAAGTTGCTAAGATCTCTAGACTAGCTTTAGAGTATGCTCGTGTACACAAACACTTAGATGGTGACTTTACTAATCTTGATAAACTCAAGACTTACAAAACTAAGTTAATGATTGAGAATGATGCTTCATCCTCTGGTGCTCAAATCATCGGATTAAGTACAGGAGATAGGGATATTTCAATTAACTCTAATGTTTTACCAACAATGCAAAAGAACCGACTATATGACCTTGTAGCAATGGATACAATTTCAGACCCTGATTTCCAAAAGATTACGGCACTAAGAGATGCTAATATCCAATGGACAGACCTCCAAAAGGCTGCTAAAGCTCAAAACATGGTTAGTTTCTATGGTGCAGGTAAAGCAACACAAGCAGCTAACATTGAGGCTAAATTCGCCTCTGTGTTAGAGAAGAAAGGTTACACTGTTGTAACAAGAGAAGAATTAAGAGGTGTTACCTTAACAATTGATAAATCAATCAAGGATGCAGAGTACTTAGGTGCTGATAATGTTGTCCTTGGCTTAAAACAATTAAAACGTGAGCTTAACGAAGTAGTAGAGGGAGAATCCTCTGTGGGGCAAGAGCTCCTTTCTGCTGCTAGAGATGCTCACCCTGATGTAGAGGCTTTCGTAGATAAACTAATGAATGTTCGTGTGGGTTTAATCGGTCCACAAGAGTTCAAAGCAGTATCTGAAATCATGTCTAGGAAACTAGCTGAACGAGCGCCAGTAACTCTTAAATTCGTACAATTCTGGAAAGTAGCTGCAAGAGCTTACGTTGATGAAACTCAGAAGGTTGACATACCTTGGGTTACATTCGATGGTAAGATCTTATACCAGAGATACAGACCTAAAGTTCAAACTAGCATTGAATTCTTTGACAAAGAAGCTGGCAGAATGGTCCGTAATATTTACGAAGATAAAGCAGAAGATGCAAGTCTACTAGGAAAATCAAGTCTCATGAGAGCAGGTATTGGTATGGGTGTTAATGGCAACCATATGAATGATGCTTCCATTGTTAGACAATTTCATTTGTGGGGCTATAAATCTGGTGTAGAGACAGCAACAATTCATGATGCTTTCTTCACTAACATTGGTCTAGCAGATAAGGCCAAGGGTGCGCTTAGAGAAATCTATGCAGACTCACTCGATGGCAACACAATTGAAGAAACGCTTAAAGCCCTTAAGAAGGAAGGCTTGTCAGACAAGACTTACAGAGAGCTAAGAGCACAAGCAATACAGGACGGCTTAATAGATCCTCCAAATAAGATTACGAGAAAAGATGTACTGGCTCCTATTCCTAAAGGAATGGATTGGTACGGTATTGGTCCGTAATTCGTTTAAGTTTGTAACTTAAATCCCAAATTAAAATTCATAAAACTGGCTGTGCCAAAGGAAAAATAAAAGATGCGTAAAGATAAATTCGGAAATGTAGAATTCCTCGAAGATGGTTCATTAAACCCTGATTTTCAAGCTGATCAACTAGCTGATGATGGTCCTAACAACAAAGACACTGAAGACCTAATCAATAAAGTAGTTGAAGAGCGTTTAGCTAAAATTAAGGCGAGTCTTGATAAGGCTTACCAAGAACGTGACTCTGCTGTTAAAGAGCGTGTCCGTTTAGAGGATGAAGCTAAACAACGTAAGATCCGTTCTCTTGAGGAAGAAGGTAAGCATAAAGAAGTTGCAGAGATGCGACTTGCAGAGCTAACTGAAAAGCTTTCATTAGCCGAAAGTAAAGTAACAGAACTCACTCGTGATAGCGCAGTTCGCAATGCCTTATCTGGCCTTGATTTCCGTAATGATCGGTCAAACCAAATGGCTTACCGTGATATTGTCGATCAACTCATCCAAGATCCCGAGACTGGTGCATGGATTCACAAATCCGGTGTATCAATCAAAGATTTTGTAGGTCAATACGTAAAGAATGATGATAATTCGTTCTTGTTTAAACCTAAAAATAATTCTGGGGGTGGAAGTAACAACCTAGGCGGTACTCCCAAACTCGATCCAAATAAAAAGATTACTGATATGTCAACTGAAGAGATGCTACAATTAGCTGCATCCGGCAAACTTGGTAATTTTAACCTTTAAAAATAAATAGGAGATTTTCTAAATGATCACTAACACAATGTTCCAAAACGTAGCACTAGCTATTTCTGCTTATGCTGACGAAATGTACACCAACGCTAAGAAGCTAAACTCTACCGCTATTGTCGGTACTGATGCTCGTATCGACCCTACAGGCGAAAGCTTTATTGGTCAACTCCGTTGGTACAAACCTCTAGCTGCTAATATTAACGTAGCTAGCCTCTCAAGCGCCTCTGATGGTGCTTACACTGACATCTCTACTGAGATTGCTGACTACATCAAGACTGTTCGTACCTTCGGTTCACAACAAGTCAACCTACAACAAATCGTTTCACAACAAGATGGTCTCTCAAAGATTGCTCGTGACTTCTCAGAAGTTCGTTCACAGGACGAGTCTGACGCTGTTGTTAACGTTCTAAAGGGTGCTGCTGCCTCTGAAGTCGCCCGTGGTGCTGGTATTGTTGCCTTTGACACTGATGCTGATGGCGCTAGTGTTGGTCACTTCGTTGACATTAATGCTGCTGGTGTATTCGGTGCTGCTGCTACTGGTTCCAGCGATGCTCGTAAACTAATTGATGCTACCGCTATTGGCGCTGCTCGTGGTGAGCGTCTATTCAAGGCTATCGGTATGGCCTTCAAGGATTATGAGCCTGACTTCATGTACATGATCACTTCACCTGAGATTCTTGCTGAACTACGTGCTGCTAACCTAGTTGACGTAACTACTGTTACCGATGGTAACCTAAGTTTCCAAACTATTTTCGGTGGTAAGTTCCGCCTAATCCTCAGCCGTGTTGCTCAGGGTAACCTAGCCACCTCTGCTAACGTAAACGATGTATCTACCAAGACTACATTCCTAGTTAAGCCAGGTGCTATCAGCTTTACACCTATCGCTGTACCTACTCCTGTAGAAGTTGAGCGTGCTGCTGCTTCCTATACTGGTGGTGGTTCTACTAACGTTTGGTACCGTTATGGTTTCGTTGTACATCCAGCTGGTTACGACTGGTCTGGTGCTACTAACGCATTCGCTACTAACGCTGCCTTTGCTACTGCTGGTAGCTGGACACGTAAGATGAATGCATTGAACTTAGGTATTCTACCTATTCTTCACGCTTAATCCATTTAGGAGGAACTGATGGCACTAGAACAAAATGTAAATTGTTATGTGTCTCTTGACGAAGCAGAAACCTACTTCGAAACCCGAATCGACTCAGGAGCTTGGCTCAA